GCAAGTCGCCCGATTCATATTCTATCCCGTTCTCGGAAACGTGCTCCGATACCGGTATAGCATCCGGCCTATCCATGTGGATCAAAATTCCGTTCTGACGGATCCATGTTGCTTCGTTGGAGAAGCGAATATCTGCCACCGACATGCCTTGGCATGAGGGGCTTGCAGCCAGCCAGTCGTATTCATGAATCGCAAGCAGGAGCCACCCATTTTCGTTTACACAGTCCCGCATCCACTCGGTGCCCAGTGTCTGCATCATCTCCCGGGGGGATTTTCCAAACACTTTATTCGGGGTCTCTTTATCGGTCTCGCCGTAGTTAACCATAAGCACTGACAACATCCGACGGATGGGATCAGCAAGGCTATATTTCTGTAGTCCATAATTGGTGCATAAATAGTTAGCTGCGGTATCTTTCCCGGATCTTGCCTTTCCACATATTCCTACTAGTATCATGTTATCCCTTTCTATATCTATAAGTTTCAAATCCCGCTGCTGAGAGCGGCAAACCGGTTGTCCATCCTGCACCTTCTGATAACATACTGTCTAACTTTTCTATATTATATTCTGCTGTGTCGGGTACTTCTACTACCACTTCATCGTGTACATGCAAAACTATTTTATACCCGGCATCTTCCATCTTCTGCATCGGATGGTACAAAACATCCCGGGACCCGGCTTGACACACGTTTTCAAAAAACTTTCCCTTCCACGATCCTATCCGGTCCCATCTTTTTGTATACTGATTGACCCCGAGGTAACTAACCTCGCCATCATCATTAACCCGGATGCTGGGGTAGCAGAGATATCTGCCAGATGGCAGTCTTATTCTTAACCAACTGCCATCCCGTTGGACCAACAACGCTCCCGCTACAAATGGCTTTCCCGGTTTAGCAACGGCATTGGTAATAGCGTTGTGCAAAGTGTCCCAATAAGTAGTAATGTTGGAATTAGATTCGCGCCACAATCGTTTGAATGCATCGCACACTATGTATGCTTGCTTGCTCAACCCGAAGGAAGGCATATCTTTCTTCAGTGCCCACTCGTAAAAACCTTCAGCTTGCTCAAGTGTTTCAATCGGGATCTCATCCCATGCTTTCTGCGCCATGTCCTCGATGTCGAATCGGTATCCCAGTGCTCCGGTGACGTATGCACCTACACCGCCAGCGTACTGGAGCATCAGTTCCTGAACCTTACCAATATCTCTCTGCGGCTTCGTTACCTCTTCCGGTTTGACGTGGAAAGACTTAGCGTATGATAGTTTGTACAAATCGTGACCGTCCCCGGTGTCATAGTCTTTAAACGCTTGGAGCTTCCATTGTTCATCCGCTATCCAAGCGGCGAACCGACCTTCAATGTTCGATAGATCAGAGACCACCAGTTTCTTACCCGGAGGCGCGACCAACAGACCACGGATAGCAGAAGAAGCTAAGTGCATTACGTTGTCGTAAAAGAGGGCCTCGGTACCTTCCTTCATACACTCTATACCGTCCTCTATCTCATTAGCCGGGAGAAGTCCCCTACTCGGCAAATTATGCGGCTGGAATGTTCTACCGGCTGCTCGTAGTGTGCGCGAGGCACC